GGCCGTCCACCCGCCACTGTGCGTTTTTGCGGGCCGCCAGTATCCGCCTGGCCACATTGGCCGCCTTGGCGGTCACCGAGGTTCGTACTGTGATCAGCTCGTGCCGTTCACCATAACTGGTAATGGAAGTGGCGTCCTTCAGCGTGGTATCATCATCCGGAGTAAGGTACGCCGGCGCGCCGTCCGATGTCTCATACTGGACTAGGATGTAATTGCGCACGTCCTCCACATTTTGGCTAAAGCTGAGCTGCCCGACCACGTTGGTTTCATCTACCCGCAAAGCATAGTCGTAATCAGTCAAAACCGGCTGTTGCTCCACAAACAGGATCGGCTTGCTATCACTGGCCAGGTGACTGCTGCGTATCCCCACTGCCCAGGCGTTGTAACTGGCATCGCCGTAGCCGGCTGCATCCATGAGGATATCGGCCAGGCTTTTGGGTGGGTCCGCAATGAACGGTTCGGTGACAAAGGTGTTGGACCCAATCAGGCTGACATCGGCGGAGAGTTCCGAGGGAACCGCCCTCACGTCCTTGGCAATCTCGGTCAGGTTGATCGAGCCGGTCTCGGTATAGACCTTGAGATTGCTCATCTGGCCGTAGATCGTACCGTCTGAAGGCGGCGTCTGGGCAGCCAATGCCCTGAATATGATATTTACTCCCTGGTTGGGAGTAACAAGCGTATGATCGATCGTTCCGGTTCCGCTGACAGTAATGTTTGCTAAATTTGTAACAGGCGCAGATGTTCCGGAATAAATTGCCAAATTCCAGACCTGCGCGGCTTCCTGAAAATCGTAGCTGCAGGTGATGCGCTTGATGGTTTGCCCGGCCGGCGCCAGATATAAAACCCGATGGTAATCGTTTAGCGCCCAGGCCACATTTTTCGGGGTAAAGCGGATGCGATTCAACCTGTCGACTGTGCAATTTTGCTTCAGCGTGATATCGGCCGCGTCCCAGGCAATGGCTTCTGGCCATACATCCTGCCCGATTCTGGTATCGCACCAGGGCTTGCGCAGTTTGCGCGCCATGAGTACATCCGCCCAGTAACCAAAGGCGGTAATGGCAATGCCATGCCCTTCCACATTGACCACCGGAGTCAGGCTGGTTATTCGCCCTTCCCAAACCGGTTTTAACCCATTGTATGCGCGAATAATATTGCCAAACGTCACCTGCCAGGCATGCGTGATATTCCTCGGTACAAAACAACTGAATGAGCCGTAGAGTCCGCCCGGGTAGATCGTACCAAACGAGATCCCGGTCAGATGGTCCAGATTGTCGCCCTGAATCTGGCCGGTGGAATCCAGAATTTGAACGCTGAGGTTGTTGTATCTCATAGCAAATGCCAACGGGGAATGAGTATAAATCTAAGGAGATCACGGGTTGGGCCCACAATGGCGCCATACGGATAAAAGAAAAATGTTAAAACATTATATTGATCTGGCGTTACACCTAAACCACTTCCGATCACCGCCACCGAATGGTATGAGAGCTCATTGGTAATACCATAGATATTGGCGTGCATGCCATTTATAACGACCTCATCAATTCCATTGCCGCTTCCCATGACCAATATTAACTTCCCGCTTAGGATTTCAAAGAAATCCAGCTTTACATCTGCGGTTCCCGTTGCTCTTTTGAAACCCAGGGTAAACACTCCGCCCGGCTGAGAAGCATAAGTATAGAATTTTTTGGATGACAGAAGCAGGGGATTGGTCAGAAAAAATTGAAAACTCGCTGTATCAACGAATGGCTTAGGATCTGAGGTGTAGGAAAAATCTGAAATTCCAACCACGCCAGTACCCGTGTAGAATCTGGATTTAACCTCCAATCCACTGCCGGCGTCATCCATGTTTACCATCAGGTAGATATTTTTACCGACCAGGGCCTCCATTATAAAAGGTGAAACGGTAATTTGGAAATTATCAAAAATATAATTGGGAGACGCAATGGATTGGCTGCCATAGCCGCCGCCAGAACGGTCGGCATCAGCAGTGGTATTAATGTCGAAATACAATAAAGACGGGTTAATAAATTCTCGTGCATTCAAGTTGGAGATCAAAATATTGTCTCCAAGATCCCAGGTCATCTGGGGATTCAAAATCATTTCTGTATCGCATTCGGCCGAGCCGGGCACGCCGCCCACCACTACAAAATTGCTGTTGTTGGTATCCAGCGCATTGCGCACCCGATTCACATTGCTCGCCACCTCTTTGGTGTAGATCCAGGGGATCCGGCCGATATTGACATCCGCCGCGGCCAGAGGTGCAATTCGGGCATAGTCGGCCGCGATCTGGGCCGGCGTCAAAACTTCATCGAACAGCGCAAAATCAAGGAAGGTGCAGGATTTGTCAGTAAATCCCGCAGTCAAATCACCCAATTGCGCCATGCCCCAGAACAAGCCGGTATAGAGAATTACGCTGCCATCGGCCGTACCATTAACATACAATTTCACACCCGCCGTAGACCATTGAAGGTGAAGCGTGAATGTTGCGCCGGCAATAAAAGATTGGACAGCGCCGCCAGCAGTAACGCCGCCCTCTCCAATCACGAATTGAAAATTGGTGTAATGGTAATAGAGCCGCAGTGAATTGGCTGACCCTGTGTAAACAATCCCAAGGCGAGAAGCAAGCTCGTTGTAAGCGCGCGCCATTTTGATGACGATTCGCATAGTTCCGCGACCGAGAAGGGGATTAGACACCAAATCCCCGCTCATAAAATTCTTGATCAATCCGTCCACGCTTCTAACGCTGTTGCTATTATGAGCAGTTCCAGACCAGGTCGCGCCGAGCATATCCCCATGGCAAAGCGGATAATCCGTACCCTGCAAGCTCAGCTGAAAACCAGTTATAACTACGGCCGTGCCCAGAGCGATGGTCCAAACCGAAACATACACAATGGATGGAGCAGCCAGTACACGCGAGCAAGTGAGCCTATACCAGCCATTTCCAACGGGCGTGTAGGTTGTTGTGAATGTCCCGGTTGAAGCACCGAGTTTGACATCCAAATCAGTGATGGGGGTGCCGTCCTTCTTTTTAGCATAACAGCTTTGGGTGTAGGTGCCTGCCGCAATGCTGTCAGTTACAGTTTCAAATTTCCCGGCCGCCCCCGATAATAATATATTGTTAATTCCAAACAGTCTTTCGGATCGATCTATTCGAGCAGTAACCGTGGTCGCCGTCCAGCCGGTGAGTGGAGTGCTGTTTCCAAAGATCGGATTCTTGACGTAATTGGTTGTAGCAGGCGGCAAAATGACTCCCCGGCTGCTGTTATCTACTGTCCCGACCCGATCCTCCAGTATACCGTCTGTTGCAAGGCACGTTCGCAGCGGCCGGCCCTGCGCAAAGGGTTTGATCGTTAGATTAACCATCATCAAAATCGCGCTGCGATTGATCTGCCCCCGCCCATACAGGTCATCCAGCGCGGTTGTGGCATGCACCACCTCATACCTCAATGCCTGACCAAACGTTCCCCAGATCGGTTCGGGCAGGTCTGCATCCGGCCGAAATTCGAAATATGTCTTGTCCTGCCGGGTATCGGTTGCCCCGGCCAAAAAGGACACCAGGCGCGAAACCAGATTATGCGTTTCTGCAGAAACGCTGCCCAGACAGCGCACGGTAAAGGACCAGGAACGGTTTTCGGCCCGGGTGCCCACTAGATCTGCGCCGCCAGAGCGATTGGCCGATGTGCCGCCCGAAAGAAACGCCGTCTCCAAAACGCCGGGCGGAGCAAAGTCCTGCCCGAGGGAATATTTCCCATCATTTAGGTCGAACGTATAGCTGCCGCGTACCAGTTTTGCGCTGTAGGTCAAGTCATCCTCCGATGTAGCGGCCGCCGGCCAGACGCCGGCGCCGGGTCAATTCTTCGATTCTGCGCATGACAATGCCTGCAATAACTTCGCCAGATTGCCCAGGCTGCTGGGTAATATGAAAGGTCGGGGAGATCGTCACGAATTCCCCGGAACTGGCGTTCCGGCCTGGCCCAAGCGGGTAACTGTCATTAGCATAGCCAGGCGGCACCATAAATGATCCGCCCGCCGCATAGTCAATTATGTCTCGGCCCCAATTATTACTAGGTGGTGGGGTGACCGGAACTACCACGGACGGTGGTTCGGCAAAGTCGTCTTGGCTGCCGCTGCGTGTGGGTGGCAAAGCCGTTCCATACTGGAGCGCATTTACATATTCATCCACGTAGGTCGTAGTGATCCAGATATGTTTGTCCTGCAATAGCGCTATTTTGCGGGCAAGGATATCAGCGGGCAATGCGGCATCGTCAATCGAGCCGGTATAGTTTTTCATCTGCATCCAGGCTTCATAGGTTGCCTGGTCGATCAGTCCCCAATTTTTGGATATTTCCCACAATACATCTTGCTCTTTTTGGGACAATCCATCCACCGCCATTTGCTGCTGCATCATGTCAAATAGAATGCGCTTAGTGGCTTCGTCGTGGGCGTCGGCATTCGCGCCAATTTGTTCATTAATTTCTCCCAATTTTCCCTGCAATGCCGCAAGTTCTTCCCGTTGTTCAGTTGATAAATATTTTTTAGTGGCAAGCTCATCAATTTCTTTTTGGATATTTGCAGCTTTTTCCGCCAAGTCTTCCTGCTTTTGGTTGAAATTATATATTTCATTTCCCATCGGGCCGGCCATAAACAGCTTCAACTCATCCATGGTTTTTAGTTCATTGCCCAGCTCGTCAGTGTACGTTTGAACTTCGATCCGCCCATCTTTCACGGCCTGAGTGTATGCTGCTTGACGCGCTGCCAACGCATCCAAATGCGACTGATTTTCGGCATCTATTTTGGCTTTAGCTGCGGTTTTCGCCCGATCGTACGCATCCGCTTGCGCTTGCAACCGATCCGTAGACGCCTCAATGGCCGGGTCTGTTTCTTTGGTTTCATCATGGATGCGCTTCATCATTTCCCAGAAGTTATCGCCAGCCACTGTCCCTTCCAGCAAAGCTGTGGCATATGGGAGTAGGAACTGTCCCGCTGCATTTTTTAGACCCTGCCAGGAATCGGCCAGGTTGTCCTGAGCTGCAATATATTTTGTGTTTTCCCGTACGGCCTTTTCAGTGACGACCAAATTATCAGCGATCGCGGCCGTGCCGGCCCGGATTGCATCCCCGCCCTGTAACAGCATCGGCGTGAGCTCTGCATACGACCGACCAAATATTTTGGAAGCAAATTCGGCGCGTTGTGCCGGGTCTTCGATGGCTATATATTCATCGGATAACTTAGCGATATTTTCAATGGTCGGCACAAACCCATTCTTTAGTGCCAGCGCCATGGCAGATTCCAGCACACTTTGCTCGACCCGGAAATCGTCGGCCGCCTGGGTGAGCCGGCTCATTTCCTCAGAGGATACACCTGCGTTTTTAGCCGCCTTGCCCATGGACTCCGTGTATTTACTCCATGCGCCAACGGTCTGATCCAATACTTGACCAACGCCGACAATCACCTTTTCAGCAATGGCCAGGGCACTATTAAATTCCGTTATACCAAGGCCGGAAGTTTTCGACTTATTACCTAATCCGTCAACGGTGTCCGATACGCCTTTGAGCTTTCTTTCGGCGTCAGCAGTTGTAATTCCAATGCCGATCTGAATATTGCCTTGCGCTTTAACCATTGACAATTCCGAATCTGTGCCATAATAAGCACAAAGGAGATTTTTTCATGATTACATCAAAGTTCATTTCTGATTTGATCGAAGGCCGCAAATTGGATACGCCGGTCCAGCCTGAGACAGACCAACTCCTGCTATTGGAGATTGCCCGATATCTCCGCTCCATCCGGGGATCCGTGGGATTTTTATCCTTCCTGGCCGGTGCTGCAGTAGCGATCAGCATTCTCTCTTTCCTCTTCAATTAATCGAAAAGCACGTTTCACTCCTGGTCATCGATTAGGCCCTGTCTCTGAGCCTGTACAATCGCCCACTGGATCATCCCTTCCGCATCTGGATTTTTCTCGGCCCACTCCGCTTGATTTTCCTGGGCATCTTTGATCTCCCAGAACTTCCGTAAATTTCCAAGCGTTCTGAGCTTTCGCAAGTTTGCCAGTGGAAGTGGGCCTATTCCATAAACGGGCTCGATTCCGAATGCACTGACCAGAGACAATTCTTCCAGGTCTTCCGCAATCTGCTTTTCCAGGTCGCCTTCCGGCGCGCTCTGCAATCGATAAGCTGCATAACGCGCCGCTATGCGTTTGGGCTGTCGTCTGCCTCAAAAACCAGGTCAGTGATCGCTTTAACCAGCCAGGTCAGTAACTGCGTGACGGCCACATATGGAGTCGCAGGGAAGGTTTCTTCCGTGAGTTGCTCAGGTGTCAAATTGGCCAATGTCCATTCCGCAACACACGCCAACACGCCAGGAACCATGGCCTGATTTTGTCTGGATCTTTCCGGATTTGTTTCCGCTGCTTTCATGGCATCATTGTAAGTTTTTACCGCCTTCATTGCAGCATTGAAGGCGTTGTACTGCGGAAAAGTCAGCGCATCTGGCAGCACAACCGTACCCGAAAATCGTTTGACGGGGGATTCAATGGTTTTCGGCATAGATTAAACCTCGCTGGCAACACCCCATGCAGGGGCGCTGGATCCCGGGAACATGCCGAACTTGGCCGAATAACGCTGGGTACCCGGGTCCACAGTGTAGCTCAGGCACAGGAAACCTGAAGTTGCCGATTTGGTGATCCCAAACTGCGGTTCCCCGGCTTCCCAGGCGTGCCGGATGCCGATTTGCACGTCCAGCGAGAGCGGAGTGACGCCGCCAGCTAAAGCGCTCAGCACCGTATGTGATCCGGACAATGCCGGCGAAGCGGTAGCGACCGAATTATCCACCGGGCCAGTGATGTCGATCACGCATTCCGGGGTATCCGGCAACGCGCCCTTGAGCGCATCCTGAAAAGCGGTTAGGTCCGCTTCCGGATAGGTCAAACCAACCCCGTTGATCGAATCGACCGGGATAGCTCGCAGCACACCGGCCGAATCATGCAAGATGAAATTGGTCCACCGTTTTACCGTACGTCCGACGTTTGCAGCCATAGAAAAACCTTTCTACCCGCGCACGAACGCGAGGGCAAATGTGACTCCGGTCATCCCGGTGAATACGATCTGCCAGCGCAGATATCTACGCACAGTGGCAGTAATAGGAATTTGCACCTGGCCAGCGGTTGGGATGGCCGTGCTGGCAACGGAAATAGTGGCCAGTGCCAGGTCAGCCCAGGCCGCATTATCTGCGCTGTCCTGCACTTTGATCACCACGGATCCCACGCCGGCGCCCGCCATGACCTGGTAAGCCATGAAACCGCCCGCGCTGGAAGCCGCTCCGCCGTCCACGCCGGCAGCTGCATTGACTGCGGTCCGGCTGATCAGCGGATTGAGCAGCACACCCCAGGGTTTGGTATAGTTCCATCCGCCCAAAATGCTGGCCTGAGGGAAATTCCAGGAACCGGTCATCATGCCGGCGCCAGGTGTCAATTTACCCTCTGTCTGCAGCAATCTGGCGCAATAAACCGGGTCGCCCATGGCCGGAGGAGCCAGGAATCCGACCGGGACCATCACGTACCGATCGATGCCAGGCACCAGCACAGCTTGCAGCGTTCCGCCCGTTTCCTGGCTGAATAAGCCATTCACCGGGCCGGCGCCCAGGTTGACCTGGTCGGGCAGACTGCCCTGGACTTCCCAGTCCAGCGCCGCGAACAGCTCTGCATCGTACTCCCACTTCAACTGGCCAATGGTGCCCACCTCGGAACTCAGGTTATAGCCATCGGCATAAAAGCGGGACCAGCGTTTCACAGATCTCATGCGAACAAACCTCCTATCAACGGCGTAAGCCGATAAACTTCCCAGCGCAAGGTCTGCATCAGGAAGGTCGGGCCGGTCGAAGCGGTATCGAATACCCAGGCCGGATCTTCATCCGCCCGAATAGTAGACTCCAGCGCATCGGCCAGATTCAGGTGAGGATATTCCTCCTCCAGCTGGATCACTGAATCGCGCAAGGCAATCAGGGCAGCAAAGGCGGCTGCATCTGTGCTGGAAAGCCGCACAAACAGCTCGATGACCATTGTATAGGATCGGTAGGATCGATCCTGTTCGTCAACCTCTTCCCCGAACATGCCAGGATACAGGATGATGGCCTGATCCACGCCCATGTCCAGAATGCGGTCATCCGCTTCAGTCACCTGTTCAGGATGACCGGCGAAGACTGTCAGGGTTTGCAGCAGTGTCTTTGCTGCAGTGGAAAGCGTTGCATAGCGACTCATGCGGTTTGAAGTCCCTTCCGTCTGGCAGTCAGTAAAATTTGATCGAGCACTTCAGCCGGCAATTTCTGTAATTCTTCCTCGGCTACATCCCGAAAAACCAGCCAGCGGCCGCGGTGCATCCAGGCCTGACTGGTACCAAAGGCATCGCCAACCACGAACTTGGCATAGGCCCTGCCTTTGTGTCTGGCGGTATTTTCGATGGTATAGCGATCCCGGCTGTTTTCGATCTTCCAATGGCTGAAAAGTCGCCCGGTGCGACTGTATTTTTGCCTCGGACGTTTAGCTGGATAAGCCTGCATGCGCCGGACAATCCGCTCCGAAGTAAAACGGATTTGAGACCGCCCGATCCTGGGGATTTCAGCACCCAGATCCTGCAATCCCTTGCGGACCAACTCACCGTCGACCTTGATCGATAATCTCATTACTGATCCCAGTTCCGCGAGCGCTCGCCAAAAGCATTGCGCTGAAAGAGCGGGTCGACCGCATTGCCGGCCTCGTCTCCGTTTCGAAAGACAATTCTGCCGGAATCGGCCGCTCCGCCGCCTCTGGCCACGCCTACCGCTTCCAACCCGGCCGCATGCTCCTGTACCCAGTCTGCCATTTCAACCCGGATGATCTGCATCGGTGATTTGCCGCGCTCCAGCATCCGATCGGTGAAAAACCGGCCGGCGCTATTGGCTGCATGGCACAGATCAGCTACCGCTTCCACAACGATACCGGCCAGTGCTTTCTTGGCTGTAGCCTGGGTGACCGGCACCGCAAAACCGACTTCCGCCAGCAGTACGTTCAGCGTCGCAGAAACGCTGTCGATCCAGCCCTCCACGGTTTCAAGGGTTGGATTGGTAGTGATGTCATAGGTGCCGTTGGTGGTATAGCGCCTGGTCAAAGCCGCGACCTCCGTAGGGGTACCATAAGAATTGGGATCTACAGCCATGAATCTCCTTGCCTAATAAGGCCCGATTTCGATTTCCATCCGGCGCGGGTCGATCCGCGTGCTGGTGGTTGTGATCGTACAATCGATGATGTAGCGCTCGCCCAGGATTCCGCCTTCCAGCCACACGACCACAGCTTTGTCACTGTTGACTTTAGCATCCGACACTTTGGTAATACCCGATTCGACCGTCAAAACATAAGAGACGATTGTTTCACCCGTCTCCAGCCAGAGCGACCAATCGAACAAATAATCCAGTTTTGCTGTGGTGCGTTTGGTAAAGCGGCCGACATTGCTCATTGCAACATCCCTGCAGAAATATAGAATATGCGTGGCTGAGGGAAAATGGTCAGCGTGCGGTTTTCCCGCAAAATTTGAAGCACCCGCGTTTCTGTAGAAACGCTCAGCGTGCGGCTGGCCGGCGTACCAGTCCAGGCATTGAGCAGCTCAGCAGCCAGTGTGCCCAGACCGCTCAAAATACCGTTGAGTAGTTTGGAAATCGACTTAACCAACTGTCCATTGCCGGTCAGGTTGCCGTTCAGTGATCGCTGGGTTTTCCTGGCCAATGCACCGGATAAGTCAAGTGCACCCGAAACAGCCTGATAAAATATTTTTGCAGCCTGACTGGCCGTCAAAGACCCGGCCATGCTCAGTGCGCCAGACAATGCCCGGTAAATGGATTTGAATACGGAACCGCTTACAGTCAGCTCACCGCTCAGTCCATGGGCGGCCCGTTTCGTCAATGCGCCCGCGCCGGACAGGACCCCGGACACTGTCTTGATAAACAGCCGTGAAATACTGACGGATCCCGCAGGCGTCAATGCTCCAGCCAGTGCCCGCTGAACCTGTTTCAGCACTGCGCCGCCCATGCTCACTACACCAGTTTTGGTGGTGTTGGTTTGCTTGATCGCCACACCGGTCGGGGTGACCGTGCCGGAAATTATTTTTTGGTCCTGCTTGGCAATCGCGCCGGCCGGTGTAATGGCGCCGGAAACAGACTGAGAAAATTGGGTGCCGGCCAGGGGTGCAATGGCCAGCAAAAATCCGCCCAAATCCTGAGCGTTTCCACTGACTGTGAATGTCCGCCCAACCGGTACACCGCCGCCGCCCGAAAGCAATTCATCCGCCAGCGCCCGATGCAAATCATTGTTCATTTGATCCAGGCGTTCTGTCATGGATCCGGACTGAGTCCAGGTACGCGCACCGCCCGAAGCATCTGCCATGGCAAATCCGACCAGCAGGCAGTCATTCACGGTCGGAGTGATATCGCCCAAAGCAATCGCATTGGCCGCAGCGATTTGTTCACCGATATCCGCATTGACCGGTGTAGCTGCTACTCCTGAAATGGCCGCGATATCCACAGTCCAGGATCCGGCCGCCGAGAAGGTAAACACCGGCGCCGCATCCCCGTTTTGGTATACCCTGGCATAGCACCACAAACTAAAATCAGCCGGGTTTGGATCTGCTTCCTGCAAGCTCCAGCCGGCCGGTTCCCCCGTGATAGTTGCGCTGGAAGCGCTGTGCCCCACGAAGGCCAGCATTAAATCACCGGCTTGCACTCCGGAAGGAAGTACTCCCTCCCCGGTTGCGTCGGTGCCTGTCGCTGCGGAGACCGCCCGGAATGCTGGCATGCGCCATTACCCGCCCGAGTTCAGCGTCAGGGTATAGGTAAATTGGATGCTGTCTCCACTGGCCACATTAATGACCGCAAAAACAGACCGATCCATCAGTGTGCCGCCGCCTGTGGCTGCCTGGGTGAAAACGCCGTGTTCAGTGACTGCCGCAGCCCCATCAAATGCAGGCGTGCCGATTGTGCGCATCTGGTTAGCGGCCGGTTGGCTCTTGGTGCCAGTTGCCCGGGTGGAATCCGGATTGAGTACCGTGGTGCATTCCGCCCCCAGTGCTATATCTCCAGCAGCTTCCGCTACTGCGCCAGTGCCGCAGCCGTGATAATTGAAATTGTCGATCACGTTGGCGCCGCTGTCCCAGTCATCCACCACGTAGGCCACAAAAGCGTCGGTAACCACACGCCGGCTGACTACACCGAAATTCACCCAGCGCCCGTTGAGCTTCGCCCGAATGCTGAGCTCGCTGGTCAGCGTCACAATACCGGAAAACCGGCTGAATACCTTTGCCAGCCAGGTTGTGAGCCAGCCCCATACAAACGACCAGCGCAGCCGGTTACGTAAATTCCAGCCCAAACCAGGCCCCGATGCCCGAATGATTTTCGTCTTCATTTCGCCGCGCAGTGCCAGTTGTCCAGTTTTTTCAGACATGGGTCAGGTCCTCCTATTCCAGCACCAGCCAAACATCGATGTTGTCACCGGCATTCACCTGGTCGATCTTGACGTTGACATGGTCATCTACCAGCAGCGGACCATACTCGCCGGCAATCGCAGCGCCGGCTGTGGTATGAAGTTGAACTGCCGGATAAAACCACCCATCGGTAGCCGCATTGGCAATGCTGAGCAAAGCCTGGCTGGGAGGAGCGCCATTACCGCCAACGGTGGCAATCGTAATGTCGCAGGTGGCAGCGGGGGGCGCATCGTTGTATTTGATGTATATGCCGCGCAGCCGGCCCATCACCCGCACGGGCGTGTTGGCATTCGCGGTAGCCACGCCGGCGCCGCCAACCGCTGCGCCTGAGTTGATCGGCCCAACCGTATGCAGCAAATGCCCCTGGCTCATTTTTTACCGCCCTTCCCCTTGGAAAGGGTGGTATGTGGTCTGGGAGTGCGCGGCTTGGGAATGGTCAGCGTTTCTGCAGAAACGGTGTCGCCTTCAACGGGCGGCTCATCCGGGGCAGATCCGTCATCCGCCAGCGTCTCCCGCACTTCCAGGTAGGGATGCCGCTTGGCCTCCGCCTCAAAGCCAGGCATAACCGGGCGGAATTCATCTTTGATAAATTCCTGGCCAGCCAGGGCTTGAAGTGCGCGAAGCGGCCACGTAGATTTAACGCGTGCCTCCATGGATATTCCTTTCTCTAGTCAATGGGCCGGGTGGGAGGTAAGGATAGGTAACTGCCCACCCAGACCCTAAAGGATTTGTTTACGCAAAGCTGACGTTTAGCAGCCCAAGACCGTACCATTTGCCGTTGTAGGCTACCAGGCGCAGCCAGTTTCCGGCCGCAGCCGTGAAAGTGCCAACGTCCGCGCCGGCGCCCGCGCCATTCAGCCCACCGGTGATGGTCACCGTGTGAGCAAAGGCCGTGGTGGAATAGATATCCAGCTTTTTGCCATCATCCGTGCCGGCTACAGGATCAGCCAGGGTCAGAGCCGCAGCGCTGCCCTTGGTGATAATCACTGCGCCGGATTTGATCGCGATTGCGCCATCGCCGGCTGCCAGCGCCACCGGAGCCAGTACATTGCCCTGGATATCGCCCAACACATTGCCAGTCAGACCACCTTCGAAGGCCGCCCGCACAATCGAGGCATTGACCTCATCAAAATTGGTTATACCCATGCAAGCCTCCTAGGTGTTTCCGAGAGCAGCCAACCGCCAATCGCCATAATGCACGTTGTAGCGGCCGTAGAACTTGAAGTAGTACATGCCGCCATCGCCGCCCATCGGGTCGAACCAGGCGCTCTGCAGGTTCGGCTGCTCGCGCATGGAGACCAGAATCGGTTTGGCTGTTTCGCCCGTGGCAGCCAGCACCCAGGCGGTCGCATCGAAATACGGGGTGACGATCGGGGTGATCCGCCCGGAGAACGGATTGACCTCGCGATTGGCCGTATCGTAGGCCTGGGGATTGCTGCAAATCTGGATTGCCAGAGTCTCCAGCACCGGAGGAACGATCAGCGCATCGTAGATGAAATCGCTGTAGTCACCCTGATCGGTGCGGAATTGACGGGCCGCAGCCATGACCGTGGCGAAATTGTCCAGGCTGAGCAAATTGCCGAACAGGTTATCCTGACCGGTTTGATAGGCCGCACCCTTGTCGATATGGGCATTGTGGAAGAAAGTCAGCCCGTCATAGCCGATGTTGCCTGCCACGTCGCCGGCGTTCAATGCCTGGAAGACCATCTTTTGGATGTGCTTCGTGAATTTCTCGCCAGCGGAGCGGGCCTTGCGGTCCAGGGATCCGGTCTGATCATCCATCACCGCGTTGTGGGAGATACCCACAGTAGTGTCCCAGTTGCGCGGTTTGACCGTCATGCTCTTCTCGATCATTTCCTGCACCTGGGATTTGCCGACGTTTTCAGTCGGCATGGGGGCGTCGCCCAGATCAACCAGATCGATCGATTTGGCGTTCATATCGACGACCTGCGCCACGCGGCCCCAGGTGGGAGCCTGGGAGCGAACGGACGTCAGGAAGCCTGACCGGGCAGCGACGACTAAGTGTTGCGGTACGTTTCCAGAAATCATGTTAGTCTCCTATGCCCCGGTGCAAACCTGCGGGGTGATCAGCTCAACGTAGGCATAACCGTCCAGCACCCGGTGCAACTTGCCAATCTGAGGATTGTCAGCCACGGTAACGGACAGCGTGCCCGAATCGGACATATAGACGGTTTTGCCAAGATCGGCATCGGTAAAAACAGCCGACTTGAAGCCCAGAATGGTCGGGCCAACAAAGGCATTGATGCCGGACTTTTCGACCGTCTCCGCATCGCCAAGCGCAACTGATTTGTCCTCGGCAGCGATGCCAATGAACACGTCGGTCGGAGCCACAACGGTGGCATCCACCCAACCAATCGGGTTAACTGTGTCCGTCGCTGAAAGGATCAGCGGCTGACCCTTGTAGATCGTTCGCGCAGCGGAGGTATCCAGGGCGAACTGTTCGAGAACAGCCTCTCCCAGTGTCCGCAGCGGTGCAGCAGCAGTTAAATCAGCCATGGGTTCCTCCTACTTTTTGGCTTCGAAAGCGGTCAGGTCATAATCGGCCTGGTTGCCCAACTCGACCGCATTGACCCTGAAAAACTCCTCGATGGACTGTTTGGCATCCACCCAGGCCTGCAATTGCGCGGCAATCGGTGCGGGCAATTTCTGCCGGCCCTTTCCGCCCAGGTCTTTGGAGTGTCCCAGCTCGGAAAACTCGGTGAGTTTGCCGGCCGTCAGCACGTCCTCAATCAGACCTTCGAACTCGGCCTGTTGCTCAGTGCTTAAGCTGGACATGAATTTGCTCAGCCGTTCCTGGGTAACGGGCAGCCCGACCGGGCGCTCCGCACTGCCAGAAACCACGCGGGCAGAGAATTCAGCCACGTGCGCCTTCCGCTTTTCAGCTTCCAGCAACTCGGTCACTTGCGCCTTCGCGCGAGTTTCGACCAGCGCCTGCAATTCGGCGACCCGTGCGGGATCCGCCGACAAGAGCGCTTCCAAGCTTTGGTGATTGTCGGTCATAGGTTCCTCCTGATTAGGATTGGTTTTTGGGGGATTCCCCACTGAACCGGGCCGCCGCCCGGAAAACAGTCGTTTCACATTTTCGAACGCCGATTCGAGCAAGGTCAAGGCATCGGCGTCCTCTTCGATGTCCAGCTCGTTCAGCCCTTCCGATAATTCAATCGGGCGAAGCTTGATTTCTGTCGGTGTCCGGGTGGCCGGCCAGTTGGTCAACGACCCACCCAAAATGACCTTATCCACCAGATTCAATGAAGGCGAGAAAAAGCGCACCTTATCGCTGGCAATCAGCTCCATCCCGTCATCAGTCCAGCGCGGGGTAAACCGGATTTTGCTGCCGTCTTCGCTCAACTCAACCGCTGTGATCCAGCCGGCGCCGCCATTCAGGTCGTGCGAATAACAATCGATTGGCAGCCCGACAACTTGACCACTTTCGCCGCGGGTGGATTCGATCAGGGCACGGGTATTGGCCAGGAAGGTCGAAAAATCGGCTCGGTCAATACTCGCTTCCCGGCCCCACATATCGTAGAAAGTGCCGGCCGCCATACCGTCGAACGGTTTACCCTCGGCCGTTTGGCCGGACATGCTGGCCAGTAAAAATATCTGCTGTTGTTTGGGCATTGCGCTCCTGGGTTAAACAAAAAAGGCCGCGCCGCCCAAAGTGGGCAAACGCGGCCAGCCACAAAAATAGTTTGTCAGCGAGAACCGTAGTATGCGGTTGTTTAAGTCGT